TTTTTTTGAAAAGTTTTTTATGTAGAGATATATAGCTATGTACTTGTGCGTTTTTTTGAAAAGTTTTTTATGTAGAGATATATAGCTATGTACTTGTGCGTTTTTTTGAAAAGTTTTTTATGTAGATACATAGATATATATCCTACACATTTTTTGAAAAGTTTTTTATGTGTAGAGACATGTATAATTATGTAGGATTTTTCCCATCTATAAAAGCATTCTACACTCCCCTTTTACATTATCGATACAAGTGGTCGGAATTATTATATTGTAAATTTTTTTTGACAAGGGTGATCTACCACCTGTAAAATGAGAAACATATTAATAATCAACCTTGGAGTATAAGAGAATGAAACAATTAATTTTAATCGTATTTTTATTACTGTCGTTAGACACATTTGCAGCGAGTATGGGACAAGTAAAAATAGTTCCAATATTAGATGAGGTTGCAGTCACAGGTGCAGGAGATGCATTCGCTCCCCTTGGTATTAACAGAACGTTTCAAGCAAGTGGTGCAGTTACTACAGGGAATGGAGCTGCAAGTATTTCGATAGAAGGTTCTAATGATGGTGGGACCGTATGGTCAACGATAGACACACTATCACTTACTCTTACTGCTACACAAACTGCCGACTATTACGACAGTACCGCAGCTTGGAAAAACATAAGAGGGAATGTATTAAGTATTTCAGGAACGAATGCAACTGTATCATTAGATATGGGAGTTCAGCTTTAATGGGTCTTCCGTTACCTCCAGTAAAGCAAAGTGGTGAACTAACCGGGGATGAATACTCCTACATCCTCGACACCACTCTTAAAGCAAAACATAGAAGAGACTCAACTATCATTGCATTCATTGACTCATTCATAAGATGTAAATCTATTTCACAAGCTTCTGCTGAAGCAGGTGTGAATAATAAAATAGGTTACAGCTATCGTCATAGAAAAGATGTTGCGAATGCAATTCAAAAACTCACAGACAAGTCCGCAATAAAATATGGCTTTGATACAAGTGAGATTTTTGAGAGAGTGAAAGAGGTTGTAGATTTTGATCCTATAATGGTGCAGAATCCAGACGGTACTTTCAAAAGTAACATGCACGACATTGAACCTGAAGCTCGTAGGAGTATTAAAAAGCTTAAGGTTAAAAATTTATGGAATCAAACTGAAGATGCAAACGGAATGAAAAGTAAAATCATAATAGGTGAAGTAATCGAGTATGAATTTTACGACAAACTTAAAGCTAGTGAGTTAGCAGGTAAAGAGAAAGAGATGTTTAAGAATACTACTAAGGTAGAACATGCTCTTACAAAAGATATGCAGAGTATTTTACTTGATAGCGCTAGGAGAGCAGAACAGAAAACAATTGAAGTTAGAGACATTGAAGTAATCAAGGATTGATATGCAAATGATGATAAATGGACATAAGGTTTATATCTTTTACCCTTACCAAAAGGTGTATAGTGTAATTGAGCTATCATTCGAGGATGGTTTCAGTTGCCATATGTCTGCAATACTTTTTGAAAAGATGGGTTACAGCTTAAAGACTATTACCTTTGGTGATAAGCGATGATTATAAAACATGTAGGGATTAGGCCAAAGAATGATTTAATATCATTGAATGTCAATGATAGAAAATATTTAAGATATGAGTTACATCCTGGAGGTGGTCACACTGTGTGGACTATGAGGATGCTTAAAAGTGGTTGTAATAACATAATAACAGAAATAAAATTATTGAAAGGTTGTGTCTACTGCCCACACTGTAGAGAATACTTTTCAATGAATCAATTTGAAGAGGTGGAGGAAAAGAATGATGACCGACCTGTTTAAAATCCTAGCGAAGCTTGTTGAGATGAGAGTTCACTTTACATATCAGTCACAAGCAACTTCCCAATTTTATAATCTAATGGTGAAAGACATTTATAATAAAGAACACTATTTCCATTCATCAGACTTAAAGGATATCGAGACAGGTCTAAAAACTATTTGGGGTCACTTGCTAAATGTTACAACCATACCTAAACCTATGGGAATGCCAATGCCATGAAAGATGTCAGGACAGCAGACATTGAACTATTCAAAAAACTATTAGATGAAAATAGATATGATTTTGTAAAGCTTGCTTATATATTATTTCCCTTTGGTGAGAAAGGAAGTGCTTTAGAAGACATGGCACCTTACGACTGGCAAGTTGAAGAGTGGCAAAAGTTATCTGATCATCTTCAAAATCCTGAGACTCGTTATACAACTTATAGATTGGTAATATCTTCAGGGAATGGATCTGCTAAAACAGCTTTCGGTGCTATGACAATTATGATGTTGTTATATACACAAAGATTGAAAGCAAGAATTACAGCTAACACCGATCCACAAATGAAACAAATTGTATGGCCTGAGTATGACCTATGGTTTAGACGAGCTAGATTTGTGGATCACTTCTTTGAGAAGTTTGGAACATCTATTAAAGCTAGAAACCCTAAGCTTGCTGAGACATGGAGAGTCGATACTGTTACTTGGTCTGAACAATCACCTGCAGCTATTTCAGGTCTACATAATAAAGGTGGTGCTGCAGTTTATGTTTTTGAAGAAGCTCCAGGCATACCTGCAGTTATTTGGAATTATGCTTCAGGTGCTTTTACTGAAACAGAGACAATAAAAATTCATATGGGATTTGGAAACTCTGATGATCCTGAGAGTAAATTTGAACAAAATATGGCATCCCCTTTATGGCATAGTAGGAGAATTGATACCCGCACACTCTCCCACATCGATCCTAAGCAGATTGAAGCGTGGTTGATTGATGCTGGTGGAGATGAAGACAACGACGACTTCAGAGTACGTGTAAGGGGCTTACCTCGTAAGTCTGCCAAGGACTCGATTATAAAACTAGAGGCGGTCGAAGCTGCTTTAGCTCGTAGGAAAGTATTTGATTTAGCAAGTGTGAGTAACTTCCCTGTCATTCTTTCTTGCGACCCTGCGTGGACAGGTGGAGATGAGACAACCATATGGTACAAGCAAGGACATTATCAATGCTTACTAGAAAGATACAAGCTGCAAAAACAAGCAGGTGAGACACATCAATTAACTTATAATAAATTGTGTCATTGGGAGAGGAAACTAAATGCGGATGCCGTACATATCGATCAAGGTGAAGGAACTGGAATTTACACCTTGGCAATGAATGCTCAAAAATATCATTGGGTATTATTTTCATTTGCCAACTCTCCAACAGATAACTTAAATCCTAAAGAGAGTGAGTATGGAAATATTAGAGCGATGATGTATTACCATCAGAACAAAGCTTTAATGCAAGGTGGAGTTTTAGATTCAAGAAAAGAAGAGTGGGTGGAAGATATTAAAAAACAATTGTGTTGGACAAAAGGTGCTCGACATAAAATAACATATAAAAAAATGGCAGAAGCTAAAACAGATATTAAAGACCGAGTAGGTAAGTCTCCTGACATTGCAGATGGTGCTGTATTACTATTTGCTCAAGAAGTACAAGAAAAACTTCCAGAACATGAGATTGGAGAAAATGGAGAGTCATTATTAGTAGGTGGTGAGTCTTTTAAGATGGTTGAACAGCAAGTAAACTATGAGGGCGATGATGATAACTTATACGATTGAAAAATTAGCCGACTATATTGATGAGCTAAAAGAACTTTCTAAATTACATTATAAAGAGTCTTGTCCGTATGAAGATATCCCTTTAAATGTTGCATGGGAGAAACTTTTTAGGTTGGAAAATGCTGGAGTTTTTAAACTTTTCATAATGAAAAACTCAGATAAATTAATAGGTTACGCTTCTTTTATAATTTCCCATAGCATTGAGTATCAAGGATCTTTTCAAGCAAGTTTAAACAATATTTTCATTCATCCTGAAGATCGGGGGCATGGTGGTAAATTCATAACGTGGTGCGATGGGCAATTGAAAAATTACGGAGTTCAAGTAGTTTATCATCATGTAAAGGCTAAAAATGACTATGGAGTATTGCTTAAAAGATTAGGTTATGACATCATGAATGTTGTGTACAGTAAAAGATTAGACAAATAAAGGCTATAATATGTGTGGTGAAAATAGTGGAATAGAGGAAGACATTCTAAATATAGGTACTCAATTTGTCACTTTAGGTGTAGCCGGGTATGACAAAGATACAAATAAATTTGGAGCTGGAGTTACAGGTGAAAAGTTGTATGAGGGTGCAAAAGATATTACAGGAGCGACAGCAGCAGAAGAAAATACAGCAATGGCAAGAAAGCAATTTGAAGATGAAAAAAAAGAAGAAGTAAAAAGAAGAAAAAACGCACAAGCACAAAGTGCGACAGAACAAATGGCAGCATCAAGACAAGCCGCAGGAGTTAGATCTTCGAGTTTTTCGAGTTCTTCAAGTTCTTCGAGAGCAAGTAATAACGGATCTCGCCGATCAAGATTAGGTGGAGATGAAAGAGATTTCTTAGGCTTATGAAACAACATACAAAACAACATTGCGAATATATAAGACACCAAGCTAAACAAAAGTTTGATAAAGTCCGTACAACTTGGTGTGATCTTTTACGATGGGGAAATCCTCATAGAGCTACATGGATTTTAAGTCAGACTCCAGGGCAAAGAAAAAACCAACATATCGTAGATCCCACACATCTTTTAGCTCTACGATCATTTGTAGCAGGATTTTTAGAAGGTAACACTTCCGCTTCTCGTCCTTGGTATCGTGTAGGAACAAGAGATGCGGAACGTGATGATGATGATCAAGCGAAAGCATGGTTGCAACATTTTACATCTAGGACTTTAAATTACTTAGGAACATCAAACTTTTACAATGCTTCTGGAAAATTTTATTATGATTATGGAGTTGTAAATACTGGTGCTCATTATTATGAAGAATTAGAAAACAATTTCTTTGTCCATACTTTAATGCCAGGTTCTTATTTTGTTCTCAATAATAGTTATGGTGTAGCTGTAATTTTAGTTAGAGAGTTTGCACTTAATGTAAAAGCAATAGTCGATACTTATGGAGTGAAAGATAAAAACGGTGTAGCTAAATGGGATAATATTTCTCATAATGTTAAGAAGATGTACCAAGATGGGAATTATTCTCAAATGGTTGATATAGTTCATGTAATCCAAGAGAATGTAGACTTCGATATTAATAATCCAGACGATCCAGAAAACAAACAATGGTTAGAATTAACTTATGAGTTGGGCGGTGGTAGTGGACATTTCTTTTCAGAAGGTCAAGAGTTTGGAGAGAGTTTTTCAGTACAGAATAAAGATGTATTTTTGAAAAGACACACTAGAAGAAGAAAGCCTTTCGTAGTTGGAAAATCAAGTGAAGATTTTGAATACGGTGAGAAGGGTCCAACACAAGACGCTTTAGGTTTAATTAAATCTTTAAATAAAAAAGCTATTGGTAAAGACCAAGCTTTAGAGAAAATGTTAAACCCTGCTTTACAAGGCCCATCAAGTTTAAGAAAAAGTTATATAACTCATGCTGCAAATAGTTTTGTCCCATTGGATAATAGAGCGGTAGCAGCGAAACAAAAACTTGAAACTATCTTTCAAATCAATCCAGCAATAGGTGCTATTATTCAAGATGTTGGAGATATGAGAGGGTTAGTTGATAAGTTATATTTTGCTGACTTTCTACTTTATCTTTCTAAGAATCCTAAAACTAGAACAGCAACAGAGACAGACGCTATTCTTGAAGAACAGCAAAGAGTCGTTGGGCCTAATCTTCAAAGTTTAGATACTACTTATAATATTCCTCACTTAGAATTTGTGATGGATTATGTTTTACATGAAGATCCTTATTTGCAACCAATACCAGAATCTTTAAGAGGTCAAGCATTAAAACCTGAGTTTGTATCAATATTTGCACAAGCTCAAAAAGCGGCTGATTTACCAGCGATAGATAGATACGCAGCTATGATAAGTCAAGTTGCTCAAATAGATCATAAAGTTTTACAAAAATTTAATACAGATAAACTTGCCGACTTGTATGAAGATCGTTTATATTTACCTGCGGGATTAAATAGACCACAAGGCGAAGTAGATGCTACAAGGAAACAAGCGCAGCAACAAGCTGCAAAACAACAAGCAATGGAAACAACTATTCCAGCGATGGCAAAAGCTGCGAAGGATGCTTCTGGAGCTATGCAACAGAATGGAAATCAATAACGGAGGTCATATCATGAAATTATTATTAAGTTTTATTCTAATGGTTACTTTTACTTTCTCAGCTTATTCTTTTGAAGGGTTGAATAGTGGAACAAGTCTTAAGATTTTTAATCGAATCAATTGTGGTACATCAGTAACATGTAGCCGAACAGGTAACGGTATTTTTAACATCGATACTTCAGGATCTTTCGCAAGTGATATAATCGGAGATGGGTCTGATGTGCTTTACGGCTTTCGTGATAACCAAGTAACTGGAGATACTGCAACAACTACTCTTACTGTTAGTCTATGTGGGTCTACTGTTTTAAATGCAACAGCTAGTGCGGTCATACTTCCATTAGTGTCAGATTCTCTAGGTTGTAAATTTACTGTTGTAGTTGGACTCGATGGTTCTAATCTTGATATTACCCCTACAGCTACTGACACTATTGTCTTTGGTGGGGACGCAGCAGGTGACTCCATTAGAAGTTCTACTTACGGACATAATATTACTCTTATAGCAGCAACTCCTACATTCTGGATTCCTGTTACAGTCACTGGAACTTTCACAGATGTTAACTAGTGAAGAACTAATATTATTTGAGCAAGACCAAGAGCGCAAAGAAGCTTTAGAACATAGAGATGCTCTCTTGGCAATTGCTTCTTTAATTAAAAGTACTGAAGGTAGAAAGTTTTTTAGGTATTTATTTAAAACTTTAGATGTAGCACAATTGCCAGACCAAAATATCGAAGGTAATATGCTACATGAATATTTAGGATTTCTTAGAGCTGGAAACGCTATTTATAAACTGACATGTGAAGCAGATCCAGATATAGCTGCTTCAATATTGTCTAAACTGGAAAGGGAAAGATATGACGAACTCTGTGAAAGATATCGAAACGAAAACTGATGAAACTAATACAGGTTACGTCGATCCTGACAAGAAACCTGAAGAAGGTGAAAAAGCTCCTGAAGGTGATACAACGATACCTGACATGTACTCTACACCTGAAGATGGTGAGAAAACTCCAGAAGAAAAGAAAGCTATAGAAGATAAAAAAATTGCAGATGAAAAAGAAGCTGCAGATAAAGAACCAGTAAAAGATCCTGTAACAGGTTATGATAAAGATATTCCAAAACCTAAAGAAGAGGAAGATCCTGACAAGAAACCTGAAGAAGGTGAAAAAGCTCCTGAAGTTTTAAAGAAAGAAGAAGTAGATACAGCTTTAAAAGAACTTCCTGAAGGTTATAGTAAAGAGTCTGTTTCTAAATTTGCTCTTGATAATAAAATGAACAAGGAACAAATTGAAGCTTACGTGAAATTTGTTAACGCAGAAGATCAACAGTTAAAGAAAGACCAAGAAAGTCAACTTTTAAATACTAGAATAGAATGGCAAGATGAGTTACGTGATGACAAGGAGTTTGGTGGAGAGTTTTTTGCAAAAAATGTTCACGATGTTGAAAAAGTAATAGACAATCACATGCCAGATACGAAAAAAGTCTTGACAGATAGAGGTAGTATGATGCCTCCTTATATTATGAAAGACTTATTTAGGATATCAAAACTTTTAAATCCTAAGACCACTTTAGTTAATGGTGAGTCTAGTAAAGTGGAACCCAAAGAAAAAGAGGGTGAATTTTTGGATACTATGTATAAATAATCTCGGAGGTCTATATGAGTGCTTTAGGTGCAAGTCTTGTTACTCTTGCTGATGTAGCAAAAAGTAAAAATAAACAAATAGGAAAAGTAGCTGAAGTTTTAGTTCAGCATAATGCAATGTTAAACGATCTTCCTTATATGGAGATGAATGAAGGGACAAGTCATATAGAGGACATCCGTTCAGCCCTACCCGCTGTTTATTACAGGAAGGCTAACCAGCCAATTCCTGCTAGTAAAAGTACAATTGAAGAAAGAACATTTCAAGCTACACATTTTGAGTCAAAATCTCAAATTGACAAAGCTGTTGCTAGTCGTGGTGGTACAGATAGAATTGCTTATAACAGATGGAATCAAGCTCAAGGACATCTTCAAGCTCATTCAATTGAACTTTCAGACTTGACTATTTATGGATCGCCTTCGACATCTAATTTGAAGACAGCAGGATTCATGGATATTTTCTCAACCTTGGCGACAAGTGAAGAAACGAGTAAACAAATCATCGACGCTGGTGGAGATGGTTCAGATAATACTTCAATTTTAAAAGTACATTGGGGAGAGAGATCAGTTTTTGGTATCTATCCAAAAGGTACAACTTCAGGGATAAGCAGAACCGATCATTCCGCAGGTGGGAAACTTGTTAAGATTGAAGGTACTGATGTTAATGGAGATGCAGGGAGCTTTTGGGGTTATGAGGAAGAATTTTCGACTGATCACGGACTTGTTGTAAAAGATTATCGTCAAATATCTTTGGTACGTAACATTGATGTATCTAATCTTATAGCAGGAAGTGGAGCGGATCTTATTGATCTAATGATTTCTGCAGATTATAAAATTGATAACCCTAGTAATGGTCAAGGTGTTTGGTATGTGAACCGAACAATTGAAGCAGCTTTACACAAGCAAGCATTAACTAAGGTTGGAGCTGGAGCAGGACTTACTTTTGATAATTACCAAGGTAGAAAAATCCTTCACTTCTTAGGTTATCCGGTTAGACGAATGGATTCCATATTAAACAGTGAAGCAGCAATAACAGCATAATTTAAAAGGGGTTTAATAGCCCCTATATTTTAACCTTTTTTGGAGGGTAAAACCATGAGATTCGATTTAGAAAACCAACTATCAGCAGCACAAGCCTTTACAGGTTCAGCTACTGTTTCAACAAATTCATATAAAAAACAATCCGCTGCACAAGATATTAGTATCGGTCGTAGGATGGCGTTATTGATTATGGCGACAGTCAATGCAGGTGCAGGTTCAACTCACACCTTAGAGTGTATTCAAGCTTCTAACGCAGCTCTTGATGCTGATGTAACTGTACTTGCTACAGCTTCAGTATTGGCAGCTAATTTGACTACATCCGACATCATAGAGCTTCCAATTCCTGAACGCAGCATGAGTGCTCAGTATATTGGTTTTAGAAATACTTCATCAGGTGGGACTACTACAGTTACTCTTGATGTTTATCTTGTTCCTCAAGATGAAAATGCAAGTTACAAGTCATTCCCGAAAGTAATTGACGCAGAGGTTTAAGAGATGAATGAAATGCCTACAATGCCAACTTTAGAAGAAAATACAACTTCTCCTGACGAAAACAAGATGTTAGAATCAGGAGATGAGACAATATCGAAAGATGTTGTACCAAAGCAAAGCTATGATACAATTGAAAGTAAAGTAGTTTCTAATGTCAGTGTACCTAAAATTCCCAAGACGGGGATTGCAGTAATTGCCACTAGAAAAGGGTTTTACGGACAGCAAAGGTTGAAAGAAGGTGATAAATTTGTTGTTCGGAAGATCCAAGATCTCGGTGAATGGATGAAGTGTATAGAACCATCTATGGAGCGAGAGCGACTTAATTATTTTAAAGATAAAAAGGCGAAAAAATAAACCTTCGCTTTTCAAAATGCGAGGGCGAAAATGTCGTTTAGTAAAGTCAAAATTTATAATTTAGCGTTATCAGCCTTATTACTAGCTCAAGAAGTGATTGAAATATCCACAGATAAGTCTAATGCTGTAGGAGTTTTAAATACATTTTGGGAACCTGCTTTAGAAGCAACTCTCCAGGACTTAGATCTCGATGGATTATCTCAGCCAATATCATTAGAACTCTTGGCAACTCTAACGGATGAACCTTGGCAATATGTTTATAAATATCCTACAAATTGTGCATTCCTAAGAAGGATAATATCTCTTCAAATTACTGATAATCGAAGTACTCATATATCAAAACGTGTTGCTTTATATGAAGGTAGTAAAGCTATTTACACTGATGAGTATCAAGCAGTAGGTGAATGTATTCCTAAAGACGCACCTCTTGAAGCATTTAGTGCTATGGCGGGCATAGCGTTAGCTTACAAGCTTGCATTTCTTGCTTCACCTCTTATTGTGGGTAAAGGTGCCAAGACTCTTAGGAAGGAGATTCTGGCACTATATCTATTGGCAAAATCAGATGCTCAAGAGACTGATTCATTAGAGAATTTTAATTACGAGTCTGACTCACAACGATCAGAATTTGTAGAAGAGAGGTTATCGTAAATGGGTTTAAAACCTTTATTAAGTTTCTCTTCAGGAGAGCTTGATCCAATTCTACATGACAACGTAACTCTTGAAAAATTTAACAAAGGTTTAGAGACAGCTAGAAATGTAATGATCAGTAAAACAGGAAGTATTCTTTCTCGTTTCTCAAGAGCACATTTTGTAAAAGCTAAAGAAGATGGTGAACCTATTAGGATTTACTCACCTCCAAATTCCGGTATATTGATGGAAGTTGGTCTTGATTATATTAGGGTTTATAATTTTAGTGGAACTCTTTTAGGGGAAGTTAGCACCTCAGCGGTGTTTGTAGGTGGTCTAAGTGAAGATGAATTAAACGATATACATTTTTTACCAACCGGTAAAACTATTTATCTTTTTATAACAACTCGACGACCTGTTATATTTAATTACAGTGATTACGAATTCGTTTCGGGGTTTAGTGTTTCGAGAACTAGTTTCGAGGATTTGATCGTTACAATTGTAGGTCCATCAACAGGGTATGTTGTAGAATACGCTGTAGCATTAGTTTATGAGGGTGAGGAACAGCTTTCTTCTACTTTAACTGGTGGTCCTTGGAAAAGACCTATTACTGCGGGTCATTCCAATATTTTAGAAATGACGCTATCAACATCATACCCTGATTTAGCTGCTTGCAATGAAATGAGAGTTTATAGACGACCCAAAGAGGGTGGGACATTTGGTTATCTTGGTTCAACTACTAATTTTACTAAACCAGGGGATTTTGTTCTTTGTGATTTTTTCGATCCAGGTGGTAATGCTGATTTTACTAATGGAATCCCTAGTGAAATTTCGTTAGCTACCCCTTATGGGGCAACTGGACCTGGGGGAACGTCCAGTAAAACAGGGACAGTCTATCAACAGAGACTTTTAACAACTTTAATGGCGGACCCTGAAGGCATATACGCATCTCGTCCAGGTTACAAGGATAATTTTTATAGAGATTTCCCTTACGATGCTGACTCAGCTTTAAAATTCAAATCAGGTACTACAGGAAATGCTGAAGTATTGAGGATGATTGATAATGATGGTTTGATAGTTTTCACTTCTGTTGGAATTTATGTGAGTGTTGGACTCTTAAGTATCGATAATGTAGCTTTAGAAAAAAAAGGAAGTTGGGTGATCGATGAAAATGTTCCACCACTAGCGGTTCCAGGTGGGGTATTTTTCGTAGATAAAAAAACTAATGGTGTAAGACAATTTATATTTTCTCAAGATATCCAAACATATGAGTCTATAGAGCATTCTATCTTCAGCAACCATTTGTTTAAATATAAAACTATTGTTTCTTGGGCTTTCCAAGGTGGTGTTGTACCTATTATTATAGTTATATTTTCAGACGGTACATTTGCAACATTTACTTATAATTATGAACACCAAATGAGAGCGTGGACAAGACATGATTCTGTTTATCCAATAGAAGAAGTTGCAGGGACAGATACTCCAGACGCAACTTTCTTTGTCACTAACAAAGGTGATAATAGGTACATTGAAGTTAGTTTACCAAGATACATACCAACTGCAACTTATGTAGCTAACCCTGAAGCTGATAAAATAAACCTAAATGGATTTATGGATGCTATCGAAACTACTTCAACTTTAGTCAATGACTCGTTAGATGTAGGTGATATATTTTTATTAGTCCCTGTTGTAGCCGATACATGGGATGGAAACTTAACATTGACTTGTGATACTTCTGCACTTTTTCCAGTTGCAGGTTTAGGTACAGTTGGGACAATATTTAGATTTTTTGATACTACTGATAAGAGTAGTGTAGATTTAGAGGTGGTGAGTAGAGCTAGTGATGACCAAGTAGTAGTCAAACCATCTTGCACATTTCCTTTAGCTCAAGCTTCAGATTTTAGAATGTATGAAACTTTTAACGAAATAACAGGACTCACTCATTTAGAAGGTGAGAATGTTTCAGTAATGGTTGATGGTTATGTTGTCAACTCTCCTAATAATGATGTTGAAAACTATACAGCTCTTACAGTTACTGCAGGTAAAATAACTCTCCCTAATAGTTTACGAGCAGCAATAGCTTTGGTGGGTAGACCAATTACCGCAGATGTGAAAACACTTAATATTACTACAGTAGAACAAAAACCTACAATGATAGAGTCTCTTAGCGTAGATAAATTATATATAAGATTACATGAGAGTAGGGGACTTTACATAGATAATAAGTTCCCTGAAGAAGCAGATGGTGAAAAAGATGGTAGTAGTGTTGATGGAATGGAAGACTTAGATATATTTGATAATCCAGACGGATACGATATTGTAGGTAACAGATATAAGCAACCAGTATCAAGAAGAATTGAACAAACTCTACAAGGTAGTTGGAACAGTTCAGGTAAAGTTTCTATAAGACAAGTTGATCCTCTTCATTTTGAGATCCTTTCAATCATTCCAGATGTAGAAGTTTTAACTAGGAGTAATGTATGAGTGGATACGTATATGCTGCATTAGCAGGGTTACAATTAGCGAGTGGTTATTTCGCTTCTCAGAACATGAAACAAACTGCTGAACTAAATAGGGACATAGACGAAATGAATGCTGAGTTTGCTGAATTAGATGCTTACGATGCTGAAGTTGAAGGCTATACTCAAGAAGCAAAATATCAGGCAGTAATTGATAATACTCTTTCAGAACAACAAGCTAGATTAGCAGCTGCAGATGTTGATGTGAATTACGGAAGTGCTGCAGAGATTCAAAGAGAGACAAGATTTATAGGAGAGCTCAATAAAGTGGAAATCCAACAACGAGCACAAGATAGAGCTTTAGGTTATGAAAGAGAAGCTTCTAAAACTCGTTTAGGTTCTAGTCTTAGTTATAATCAAGCTCAAAGTGAAGCTGATGCCCTCTTATTTCAAAGTGCTTTAGGAGCTGCAAAAACAGGCGCTAAAGGCGTATCAGGATATCAAAGAAGTAGGAGAGGATAATGCCAGTACAAATACCTAGACTCAAACAAATACAATCTTCAGGAGATTTACCTAAGAACAATAGAATAAATTTCAATGTACCTAGCGGTGCTAAAAACATCCTTAAGAAATCTGATGCAATAAGTTCTTTGGTAGCGTCTGGAACTGATGCATACCAAGAGTATGAAGCTACAACTAAATATTTTGAAGATAAGAAAGTTACTCAACTAAGTTATGAGGATAAAAACTCTTTTACAACATATATGGATGCGGAGCTACTCAAAGCAAAAAATACAAAAGGTAATCCTACGGATGCTTATGCAACTCTTAAGATAGACTCAGATAAAAAATATAATGAAATATTAGCTAGTAGACCTAATTTAAGTGAGGAATCAAGAGCAAAGTTAAAACTTAGTTTAAGTAGAGTCAATGATAGCTATGCAAAAGATGTGGCAAATCAGCGTGGAGCACAAGAAACTATATACAATGATAACCTCTATAGTGCTAATTTGAAGAGTGAAAAGAATAGTTTAGCTAGACATGTGCGTGATGATGATGAATTTGCAAAGACTGTAAGTAATATAGAAGAAGCTGTAACTAATCAATTTGGAGATTTGAAAATAGATAAAGACGGTAAATCAACAATGACGTTAGGTAAAGTTGGGAAGCTAACAATGGCAGAAAAAAGAGGTGAAGCTATTAATAATGCCATCGATGTTGCTATTACTAATGGAGATAAAGTTACAGCTAGAAAAAGACTTGATGGAAAATATGGTAAATATCTCGATCCTAAGAGTAAGGCTAAACTTGAAAAGAAACTTGAAAAGGGAGA